ACGGTGTAGCCAGCCTTGCGCAGGACGCCGACGGTCAGGCGCGAGGTCAGGTTGAGGGATTTCTCCAGCGCATTGGTCAGGCTCTTCTTCGTCTCGCTGTGGCTGCGGCGCTCGCGCTCCAGCTCGGCGGCGTGCCGCTCGACCTGCTCGATCAGCCGGTCGATCTTCCACTGAAGCTCCTCTGGGCCGCCCTCGGGTGTGTCTTCGGTGATGGCGGTCATGCTGCCGCCCTTTCCTGCTTCTGGATGTACAGGGCCTCGTCGAGCAGCTCCTCGCGCAGCGTGTGCAGCGCGGCCAGTCGGTCGAAGTGCAGCTCGCGGTCGGCGATGAGCCGGTCGCGATCACCGAGGTAGTCGCGGCCGTTGGGCGTGGCCTGCTTGAGGGCGTCGATGACCTCGTCGATCAGGCCAATCGCAGTGCGGCGTGGGTCGATGAGGTCGAAGGCGTCGGTGCCGTTGTTGTTGAGTACTGGGCGGATCATGCTGCGGCTCCTTCATAGACGGCACGGTCGGCGACTGCGCGTTGGCACTCGGCGTGAAAGTCACGGCCGATCTCAACCCAGCGGTCAAGCGGTAGGCTGTTCACGTACGGAACGTAAACGCTCTCGCATTCGTAGAAGTGTGGGGCCTCATCATAGATGAAGTAGCAGTAGCCCTCGCCGCGAACGAACTCGATGTTGGTGAGGCCTTCCTTAGCCAGTGCGCGGTTGACGCGGGCGGTAGTTGCGATGGTCATTGTCAGTGTGCTCCTGTGTTGCTGATGAGGTACCCTTAAACGATGCAATCAGGTGTTGCAATAGTTATTTTTGAGCAGTTGCTGCACGGCTCGGCGTGCCTCCTGCTGGGTGCTGGCACCGAGTAGGGCCCACAGCTCACGCAGGTGAACCTGCGTCGTGACGCTGCCGGCGTAGCCCTTCGAATGGATCTTCGTCATGTGTCTTGCTCCTTAGCTGATGGTCAGGCCGTCGCGGATGATGCCCGCGTAGACCGGTTTGAAGTAGCAGCGCTCGATGACGGTGCCGTTGGCCCAGTTCTGGGCGTCCTCGGGGAAGCGCTCGTCCGCCCATGCCTTGGCCGCAGTGGTCTGCGGCTCAAGGATGATGATGCTGCCGTGGTCCTGTACGTGGAAGTCGGTCATGTTACTCTCCCTTGAATGTCTTGATGATTGCGATGGTGATGATGGCGGGTAGGAAGCCCAAGAAGAAGATGGTCGATGCGACGTGCAGTGCGGTCATGCCAGCGCTCCCTCGATGTTGACAAAGACGTACCCGGTGCCCGCAGCGTTGCCGCCCTGAGCGAAGGTGCCAGTCCAGCCGAGCCGTGCGATGAGCGCCTGTGCTGCGGCCGCGTGGTTGGCGTCGCTGTTGAGGGCGTAGTCGTAGCCGACGGTCAGGCTGCCGGCCAGTGCGGTGGCCTTGATGCGTGCGCCCCGGACGTTGGTGGCGCGAAGGTACTTCGTCTCGATTGCTTGTGTGATGATAGTCATGTGATGTACTCCTGTGTTGCTGATGGTTATGCGGTGATGCCAGCGATGGCGGCGCGCTTGGTGCGGTATGTCTGCAAGTACTGGCGGGCGTTCTTCTCGAACAGGTAAGTGTTCCACAGGCCGTGCTGGTCGATCTCGACGTCGTACTCGACGCCTTTGAACCAAAGAGTGTAGAGGCCTTGTGCGATGCGTTGGGTCTTGATGCTCATGTCGTGTGCTCCTGTGTTGCTGATATGGTGGGGAGCCGAAGCTCCCCGGTGTTGGTTAGGCTACCTTGATCGCGCGGGTCAGGCCGACGCCCTTGTGTCCCCAGATGTTTTTCGCAGCCTTTACGGTGGTCGAGAATTTACATTGGTAGGTGCCTGCACGGGTCAAAACAAAAATGGCGTAAGCAACATTGCGTGATGTCTTGAACTCGACGATCTGTCCGCAGGGGCTTTTTGCTTGGTAGATGTTCATGTTATTTACTCCGTGTCTTCGTTGCTGATGTACCCTCATACTGTGGGTTTGAAGGTAGGTCAACAACTATTTTTGCAACACGTGCATTTTTTTACTCGTGTTGCAGATTTGAGGGTAGTGCAACGCGATGCAACACGAGTAGTTTATTGCCAGTACCGCAGAAAACCTAGTGTCCAAGGACGTGCAACGCGGTGCAACACGGTGCAACATTTAGTTCGTGTTGCAGCTGCAATGCAACTTGCAACAATGGCGGGTGGTGTATCCCTAAGGGGATACCCCCCTGCTGTTGCGTGTTGCACGAGTTGCGTGGTGCGTTGCGATGCAGGCTCTGAAACTTTTGCAACGCGGTGCCTTGTGTTGCAGATCGCGCTGGTTTATTGCGCATAAAGCTAAAACACTAAAGGAATAGAAAATGGCCGTTAAAAAGTACACTGGGAAGAAGCCTCGTGCTGCGGGCTGGCATGAGGTCGGTGCCGTCGAGATTGATGGTCGTTGGTTGGTGTTCATTCGGCCGGACGGCGATTGGGCGTCGGTCAAGGTTGTGGCCGACGGTCGCGCACTCGCCAAGGCGAACTACTGGCTCGGCTGGAACGGCTCGCGCTTCGGTCGGCACGCGGACTTGGTGTCCCTCGCACAGCAACGTCCTGCGGTGTTGGAAGGCTTGGAGCGTGTGCTGCGAGACTTCGGGCCCATCGAGGGGCGTGATCTGCTTTAACGCTACCCCTTGCCAAGGTTTGTTGCGACGCGTATATCGTGGGCATTGACTGGTAGCACTGTGTAACCGAACGGAGCATGCAGAATATGGCCAAGGGCCAAACGAAACGGACCCCCGAGGTCGAGGAGCGTATCATCGAGGGGCTGACCGATGGCGTGCCCCTGCGCGTTCTGTGCAGGCAGGATGATATGCCAAGCTGGCGTACTGTGTATGACTGGATAAACGCAGACCCCTCCTTTGCCTCACGCGTCGCGTACGCGCGCGATTTGGGCTTCGAGGCCCTCGCAGAGGACATCCTCGGCATCGCCGACGACACGCCGGCCATCAGTGAGCACGTGCAACGCAACAAGATGCGCATCGACACGCGCCTGAAGCTGCTCGCCTGCTGGAGCCCAAAGCGCTACGGCAACAAGCAGGACGTCAGCATCGGCAACAAGGCGGGCGAGACCCTCAAGGTCCAGAGCAACGCGGAGAATGCTGCACTCACGTTGCACCTCGCCGAGGTGCTGCGCGACACGGACGTGCCGACGTGATCCATCGCCGCCGTGAGGCCGAGCTGGTGAAGCCGGGCATCAACATTATGTGGGAGCCGGTGGCCAAGGGCGCGATCGTCAAGACGCCGTGGTTCAGTTGGTACGTCACATGGAACCGGCACACGCGCCGCCTGAGCTTCGCCGTGCCGCACGGCTTCAACTGGCGCGCACCCCTCGGCCCGTGGCGAAAGATCCGCGAGCTTGAGGCCGAGGCGAAGATCCACGCGACCGAGAAGTACGCGCTCAACCACGCGCTGCATCTGGCCAACGAGCGATACGACAAGATCCGCGCGGCCAATCATGAGCTGCGCGAGACACTGACACTCTACCGATCGCAATGACGGACGTCGCCGCGCTACTGTCCAAGCTCAGTCCCGAGCAGCGCGTCCATCTCGACTGGCAGCGCCGCTGGCGATCGACGGCGCGGCCGAACCAGATCGTCGGCCGGTCGAACTGGACCGAGTGCGGCTATCTAGCCGGCCGCGGCTTCGGAAAAACCAGAGTGGGAAGCGAGTGGGTCACACGCGCAGTCTTCGAAGATGCGAGCGGCTACGATAGCTGCGTCATCGCGCCGACGTATCAGGACGTGAAGTTCACCTGCTTCGAGGGGCCGGCGGGCATCCTGTCCGTGCTGCCGCCCGAGCTGTTGGTCGAGCACAACAAGACGGACATGATCATCAAGATGCGAAATGTTGCAGGTGGTGTGTCGACCATACGCGGCTTTACGGCAGAGAAGCCTGAGAGATTGCGTGGTCCTCAGCATACACGGGCGTGGTGCGACGAACTGGCCGCATGGCAGTACGACGAAGAGACGTGGGACATGCTGATGATGGGCATGCGTCTGGGCGACACGCCGCAGGTGCTCTGGACCACGACGCCCAAACCAAAGGAACTGATCCGCAGGTTGAGCCTTCCGAAGGAGGGCCGCGTCATCGTGCGTGGATCCACCTTTGACAACAAGGCGAACCTGCCCGACAGCTTCTTCGCCAGTCTGGAGCAGTACGAGGGAACAACGCTCGGGCGTCAGGAGTTATACGGGGAGCTGATCGACCCCGAAGAGAGCGGCATCGTCAAGCGCAGCGACTTCCGCCTGTGGCCGGCCAAGAAGCCGCTACCCGCGCTGGACTACATCATCCTGTCACTCGACACGGCATTCACTGAGGCGACGTACGACAAGAAGAGCGGCGACGCGGACAGCACGGCATGCGTCGTGATCGGCAGCTTCCACGACAAGGACAACGTCGGCCACCTGATGGTGCTCGACTGCTGGTCCGAGCAGATGGGCATGCCTGAGCTGATCAAGCGCGTGAAGAAGGAACTGAACGTCGCGTACGGCGACGATCAGGACGTCGCGTTGATCAAGCCGATGTTCGGCGGCGCGAAGCCAGTAACGTCTGGGCGCAAGCCCGACCTGTGTTTGATCGAGGACAAGGGGAGCGGCATCAGCTTGAGACAGATGCTCGAACGGGAGGGCATCGACGCTTATGCCTACAACCCCGGTCGGGCAGACAAGCTGGCGCGCCTGCACATGGTCAGTCACGTCTTCGCACGCAAGCGGGTGTGGCTGCCCGAGAGCGACAAGTTCCCCGGCAAGCCGCGCACGTGGGTCGAGCCGATGCTTGCGCAACTGTGCGCATTCACCGGGCCGAAGAGCGTCAAGCACGACGACTATGTCGACGCCATGACACAGTGCGTGAGACTGTGCCTCGACAAGAGACTTGTTTCAGTGATAAAGGAAACCAAGAAGGTTGAGGACGACCGTCCGCCGCCGAAGGTTATCCAAAACCCATACGGGCAGTAAGGATTAGGTAATGATCGAAGACGAAGAAATTCTCGAAGGCGAGATGGTTGAGTTCGATGGCGAGGAAGTCAGCGACGTCGAGGACACCGAGGACGGTGGCGCTATCGTCACGCTAGACGAGAACGGACCGGCCGCAGGCGAGAGCGAGTTCTACGACAACCTCGCAGAAACTATGCCCGAACCGGACCTAAAGTCACTGGCCTCGAAGTTCCTCGAACTGATCAGCCGCGACAAAGAGGCGCGCAAGAAGCGCGACGAGCAGTACGAGGAGGGCATCCGCCGCACCGGTCTGGGCGACGACGCGCCCGGCGGCGCGCAGTTCAACGGCGCATCGAAGGTCGTGCACCCGATGATGACCGAGGCGTGCATCGACTTCGCGTCACGCGCCATCAAGGAGCTTCTGCCCCCGCAAGGTCCAGCCAAGGATCTCATCGAGGGCGAAGTCACGATGAAGAAAATCCAGAAGGCGAAGCGCAAGACTTCGCTGATGAACTGGCAGCTCACCGTGCAGAGCCAAGAGTTCCGCTCCGAGCTTGAGCAGCTACTGACGCAGGTGCCACTGGGCGGCGCGCAGTACCTCAAGATGTCGTGGGACGAGGCGCGCAACCGCCCCGGCTTCCTCGCCGTCATGATCGACGACATGTACCTGCCCTTCGCGGCGACCAATTTCTACACCGCGCAGCGCAAGACGCACGTGCAGTATCTGACGCAGCTCGACTACGAGATGCGCGTCGAGAGCGGCATGTATCGCGACGTCGACCTGACGCCTCCGGGCCTTGAGCCTGAGCGCTCGGCAGCCGACACGGCGAACGACAAGATCGAGGGCCGCAGCGACACCAGCTACAACGAGGATGGCCTCCGCACCGTGTTCGAGTGCCACGTCATCGCCGACGTCGAGGGTGAGGGCAACGCGCCGTACATCATCACGATCGACAAGTCCTCGGGCAAGGTACTCGCAATCTACCGCAACTGGGACGAAGAGGACGACAGCCGCGAGCCACTGGACTGGTTCGTCGAGTTCCCGTTCATCCCGTGGCGCGGCGCGTACCCAATCGGCCTGCCGCACATGATCGGCGGCCTATCCGCTGCCGCGACTGGCGCATTGCGCGCACTGATGGACAGCGCGCACATCCAGAACGTGCCGACGATGCTCAAGCTGAAGGGCGGCACACGCGGCGGCCAGTCGCTGAACATCCAGCCGACGCAGGTCGAAGAGATCGAGGGCGGCCTCAACGTGGACGACGTCCGCAAGCTGGCCATGCCGATACCGTTCAACCCGCCATCGCCAACATTGTTCCAACTGCTCGGCTTTGTGGTCGACGCAGGCAAGGGCGTGGTCCGCACGTCGATGGACAATCTGGCCGACCAGAACCCGAACGCGCCAGTCGGCACGACGCTCGCCCTGATCCAAGAGGGCATGACCGTGTTCTCGTCGATCCACGCGCGTCTGCACAGCGCAATGGCACGCACGCTGCGCATCCTGCACCGCCTGAACGCGATGTATCTGGACGACGCCGACGTGAAGCAGGAGGTCGGCGAAGTGCTGGCCACCCGCGCAGACTTCGAAGGCCCGATGGACGTCGTGCCTGTGTCCGACCCCGCGATCTTCAGCGAGGCGCAACGCTTCGCGCAGGTGCAGGCCGTGTCGCAGCGCGCCGCCGCATTGCCGCAACTGTACAACCAGCGGAAGGTCGAGGAGCGTCTGCTCGAGACGCTGCGCGTGCCGAACCCGAAGGAGTTGCTCAACCCGCCATTGGAGCCGAAGCAACAGAACGCAGTCAACGAGAACGTCACGGCCACAATGGGCCGACCAATCGTTGCGTTCCCTGAGCAGGACCACATCGCCCACCTCAAGACGCACCTTGCGTACATGACGAACTCCGCGCTCGGCGGCAGCCAGCTCATCGCGCCAACGTACCTGCCCATCATTATGGGCCACATCAAGGAGCACCTTGCGCTCTGGTACGCGGCGACCGTGCTTGAGTTGGCCGAGGACACGTCCGGCATCGACATCGCCGAGGACATGAAGAACCTCAAGGACAACGAGGCGCGCCGTGCGTTCGACCGCATGCTCGCCGAGGCGTCGCAGACTGTGGTCGCCGACGCGCCCAACGTGTTCGCATCGCTGCCGCCTGTCATTGAGCAGGCCATGACGATGATGCAGCAGTTCGCGCCGCAGCCGCCGCAAGATCCGCGCGTCGCCCTTGAAGGCCAGAAGATGCAGGCACAGCAGCAGCGCGATCAGGCGCAGATGCAGCTCGACGGCCAGAAGATGCAGATGCAAATGCAGAAGGACCAGACGGCCATGCAGATCGAGGGCCAGAAGATGCAGGCCGACGCGATGCAGAGCCAAGCCGAGATGCAGCTTCAGGCGCAGAAGCTCCAGATCGAGCAGCAGCTTGAGCAGATGAAGCAGGACCGCGAGGACGCCCGCACATCGGCAGAGCTGAACGCTCGCATGACCATGAACCAGCAAGACAACCAGACGGCCATGCAGCTCGCGCAGGCCGAGATCATGTCTGGCGAACGCATCGCGGTGTCAACCGGCACCGGGATAAACCCACAACCATAAGGAAATCCATATGGCAAACAATGCAACAACCGCGACACCGAAGGGCACAACCCCGAAGGCGAGCGACAAGACCATGCCCATGCACAAGAAGATGGCGCAAGGCATCATGCCTCATCCGGTTAAGTCACCCAAGACACCAGCATGAGAATAGAGACCCTCCTCCAGCGTCTTGAGACAGAGCAGGCAGCGATGGCTGTTGAGACGCTGGAGAGGCCGTCCGGCAAGACCGAGTTTGATTATGGACGCGCCGTTGGCCTGTACGCTGGATTGCAGCGGGCCAAAGAAATCCTGATCGACACGGTCGCGGAGGACAACAAACGTGAATTTTAGGAGCACACATGCAGATAAACGGAAACAGCGTCGAGTTTAGTTACGACGGACTTGATGAGGCATTCCCACCCTGTGACGCAGGCGTGAAGCCATTCGGCTCGCGCG